ATGATCTGGCAGCCTGAGTTCACAGATAAAACACTCTCCAGGAAACCCGGGGCGGTTCAGTTCCAGCCTCCCACCTTTGGTAACAGGCATCTTCACAACGCGGTAATCAACGACCTGAGCATCATCCAGCCAGAAACCTGCTTTGGTGAGTGCGTCAAAAGAGGCTTTTTGTAGATTATCCAGGTCACGGCGACGGCGATCCGGCATGTGGCACTCAATGCGGATTTTCACAGGCATAGCCAGACCGATATCCAGCATTGAGCCTTTAATGATTCGGGCGACGTTATCGCGGTATGCCTGCCCTTCTGCGCTGATGTGCGTGCGCCCTCGATTATGGCGGTAGTAGCGGTTATTGCTCGGCGGCCAGGGTAGTGTGATGTGGTAAGTATTCACGCCTTAATTACCCCCTCTTTCAGCCAGATAACCTGCGTTCTCGCCATACCTTCCAGCGCGCATTCTTTTGCATATCCAGCGTCAACAAAATGCGTGCGGCGGTCGATTTCGTCGTGGCAGGCAGAACATGCAATGGTGGCAATCAGGTCTGGCGGTTTCGTACCGGTGCCGCACAATCCAGTCAGCCGGATATGTGCCAGTACAGACGTTTCAGGGTTGCCATTACATACGCCAGGGATTCTTACCTGGCATTCCCGACCACGCGCTGCTTTTCTCAAATCAGCCATGATTCCTCCTTGCTGCCAGTCGCAACCATTTTTTATCAACCAGGCTAGCGGTATATCCGAGCAGTGTTGGTATTTCGGATGGCTTCAGCTCAGGTTTACGCTTACGACGATTTGGTACTTTGTAGATGTGTCCGTTCATGACACGAATAAGCGGTGTAGCCATTACGCCTCCTGCTTGTCGCGCAGCAGCTGGAACTCGCAGCTCTGCGGAATAGTCAGGTGGCAGCCAATATTCATCGCCCAGGCTTCAACCTTACACAGGAAGACATACATCTCTCCGGTATCAAGATCGGAGGTATGGCGTAACGACTGGATAGTAGTGATTTCGCCGGTTACGACATCAACCAGGTCCTTGGTTTCATAACCGAGGTATGTGTGTTTGAGAGCATCTTTTACCCATGCTGCGGTAGCGAACGATTTCCCCCTGCTGATGAGGTATTCACTGATTTCGCTGTACCACATGTGGCTGAGTGCATTCTGGGAAAGACTGCGTCTCTCTCGCCACGGTTTAAGCACCATGCGAAAGCATTTGCCGTCTTCCAGATAAGGCTGGATCTGCTGACCGATAGCGGTGAAGTTACCGCGATGCAATTTGATGCCATCTTGTGGGAGGTTCACGCTTCACCTCCACAGAGGTCAAACGCTAGATGCAAAGAATTGCAGGTGCATTTCTGCATCTGTGAAAGGAGAAGATAGTTTGGATTGTATGTGCGCATAAACGTCCCCGTTTAGCGCAGAAGTCACCGGAGTTGTTCAGGCTCCGATTACTTAATTATGGCAAGTTGATTATCGCAAATCAAAGGTTTTAATTGTGCTTTATTCTTTCAAGCGTTTCCTTCATACCAAAGCCTATAAAGTTTTTCTTCTTCGTTTGGGTTAATAGGCTCACCATGTTTTAATTTTTCAGTGTACAAAATTGTTGAACAAATCGCGGAAGTTAATCCAGTGATCGCCATCTGCTGCAGATCGGATTTTTGTGTCCCCCCCAACAGACGATCTCCCATCCATGTAATAATTGTATCCATGCTTCAGCCCTTCTTAGTAAATAGTGTGTAGGGCGACTGAAGGACCGAGTTTATGCTTTTTCGCATTGCTTTCAGTTAGTAGACCGGTATCGCACCGGAAACAATCCTACGGCAAATTGGTTGTCTGACCTCTCGGTTTTTCGTGCATTAACCGATACCCACTACAGTCTCGGCGAAAGCTGCACACCCCCAAGGTGTACTGGTAGCACTCGGCACAGCCTAGCGCGCCACTTTCTTCTCACTATCCAGTCTAATTTTATCCCCTAGTCAGACACTCAGATGTAGTGCTCCGCAGCGGCATGCGGGGGAATACAAAAACTCGGACAAAATTGGGCCCTCCTTTTTGAATCACTCGCGGGGATGTAGTTATTAATACATGGGAAAAGATCTGTTTTCAAATCCAACATTATATGGTTTCAATACCACGGGGTGGCTATGTGGCTATGTGTTTCTCATTATTATTTACAATCTACTGTAATCGCTCCGAACGCAAATGCGTCAATACTCGAATCAACTGATCATCCTGCCACGACTGAAATCTCAAATAGGCCGTTTCTCAAGTAAGAGATTTTGAATGCATTATTGGCTACTGAAATAAAAAACCCAGCGCCAACTGGGTTCATATGAAATTTTTTTGTCATTTCCAATTGCAAGACTGTGAAATTTTTTCCACAACCTTATCAATCTCAGACAAGTCAAACTCAACTACTTGCATAGTTGATCCATAAGGTTCAAACCCAAAAATAGCTTTTTTATGCTTAGCCAAGGTCTTTATAAATTGTATTGGTTGTGGAGCAAATGCAGAATCACCGCCTTCCCCACCTCCCCAAGCACTCTTGACCGGCTTTCCGCCATCTAACCGCACTGTAATTCTTGGGTTGTCCGAACCCATATAATCATTGAATGATAAATAGGCATCTGTTTTGTTATCACTACAACGCAACACCAGTGAAGTTGCACGATCAGTACCTGCTTTGTTATATGAATCTGGTGATAAATTAAGAGCCACAAAGTCAGTCTGGTCAGTCATTTTATTTATCTCAGACTTTGTTATCCACGACCCTAACTTCTCTACACCAGCATTTGCAGTAAACGAGGCACTTATGACAAAGGCTATAATAAATTTTCTCATAACCCTATCTCCTTGGATTTAAAGAACTAAATATTATCAAGTCTCTTGCCACTAGAAAACCCACTTTATTTCCAAACTCTGATGGCATTCCTGAAAATCCGCTTCATACTCACTTGCCCCGCCCTATCATCCTGAGTAGCTAACCGTTAAACAAACGTTCGCCAGACCTTACCATCAATGACCAGGATTCCTGCCCGCGCCATTTTTGCCGCAGCCTGATTTATGCTGGTTAATGTCACACCTGTTGTCGCAGCAACGTCCGGCGCACAGAAGCTCTTGTGCGTCTCCAGATAATGAATAATTGCCTCTTTGCCCGTCATACAGTTGCTCCTTTCAGTCCGAACTTCGCTTTGATTTCTGCGATCTTCGCCAGAGCCTGTGCACGATTTAGAGGCCTACCGCCCATGACAGGAAGTTGTTTTACTGGTTCAGGTATCGCCTCACCACGGTTAATTCGCGCGGTCATACAGGTCAGCTCATCGGCAGCTTTACGCCGTAATTCCGCGTCAGTCAGCGCATTGGCCCGCATGTTCTGGTACAGGTTGGTAACCAACCAGTAGTGCGCGTTTGATTTCCATGGATAAGACTCTGCGTCCGGATACAGGCCACGCTTCCGGCAATACTCGTAAACCATATCAACCAGCTCGCTGGCGTTTGGCAGTCCGGCGGTAACGGATGCTTCTTCCCGGCACCAGGCGACAAACTGCCCGGGTGATGGCAGGAATGGTCGATTCTGCCGACGGGCTACGCGCATTCCTGCGTTAACCTGTTCCATTGTGGTGATCCCGTTTTCCCGGAAAGCCAGAACCCACTGGCGGCGGATTTCGTTCAGTTCGTTCTGGTCCCGGTTAGCCAGGCTCGCCGGGAAAGTTGCCAGTAACTGGCTGAACACACCGTTGATGATCCGCGCTACCTGCTGTACCTGCGGCTTTTCGTCGTACTGTTCCGGCATGTTGTTGGCGATCCGGCGCATCTGCTCACGGTCAAAGTTAACCATCTGTGCGGCGATGTTTTTCATAAATCCACCCCATAAATCCAGTCAGTGTTTGTCAGGTCGAGTTTTGATTTTCCGGCTGTCACGCCAGCCTGTTGCTTGTTACGGTTGATTTCGAGTTGGGTCCACTTGTCGCGGAGTTTGGCCGGACTTAGCACGTTACCGGACCAGAAGTTGTCCTGGCATGCCCAGCGGAACAGCACGCACATGTCGCGGTGGTTACGTCCGTCACGTTCACGCATCAGGCGGATATCGTTAGCCCACCCTGCAAAATTCGGTTTTCTGGCTGATGGCGCGATGGTCTTCACCATGTCAAACATCCACTCTGCGGCGGTCAGGTCTTCTGCTGTCCCCCACCTGCTGCCGCTCTGAATTGCAGCATCTGGTTTCTCCACAGGAAGATCGTTTTCTGGTTGGTCAGAGGATTCGCCAGAATTCTCGGACGAAAAAGGTTTTATATTGTCTTTTGTTAGTTTGTCTTTTGTGTTTACCTGATTCGGGTAAACGCCTTTACCTGATTTGGGTAAACTTTTCTTACCTGATTCAGGTAAATTTACCTCTTTCAGGTAAACTTTATTTTTCTTACCTGATTCGGGTAATGTTGACCATTCACTGACCACATTATTAATGCCGATATTCCGCCCGCTCTGAATAAGAATCCCACGCTTTACCAGAACGCTTTTTGCAGCAGAACACTTGTGCGGCAATATCCCGGTCAACTCGGAAAGTTGCTCGTTGCTCACCCAATCCAGTTTTTTATTAAAGCCATATGTTTTGCGCATGACAGCCAGGAAGACCAGAAGCTGGTGCTGTGTTAATCCGGCCAGCATCACAGCTTCCAGCAACTCATTTGCAATGCGCGTATAACCATCATCGAGATCTGCCACGCGCGGCTCCTTTTGTGCCGCATCCGGCACTGGAAAATTGAATATCTCAGCAGTGTTTGCCATAATTCCTCCCGCAATGAGTGTGTTACGATTTGCACCTGAAAGTCGGTTCTGTTCCCGCAGACCGACTTTCGCCATTTCTGAACCTGTCATATTGCCCCCAGCATGGTGGTCACCATCGCCATTAATGGACCAGCCAGATCCGGGTCCACACGAAACATCGACACAATACCTTCACTCATTTCCTTCAGTTTCTGGTGGCGTGGTGCGTTGAGAATGACAGCCTGTTTTGCCTCACTGAGTTCCTTTTCCATTTCAGCCAACCGAGTCATGAAGCTATCCTGCTCAACCAGGTAACCGCGATATTCCAGCGGTAGTACCGCCAGAATTGCCGGGGTCAGTTCACGCACGTTATTTCGGTATTTTTCAGAATCGAATTTGTTATCGAGGAAGCGGAACAGCTTCTGGCGTGCACGGCTGACATCATCAGGGAAATCGATGGTGCCGTCGCCCTGCTCCCGATACTCATTCACAATGAGTGCGGCAACGACATCCTGATTATCTACAGCCGACCAGGCGCGGACGGCATCACGGATTTTTTCGTGGCCTGGAGCTTGTTTTGTTTGAGAACGATTTATCACCGCAGTCGGAATAAATCCGCTAGTCTGTTGGTATGTAAGTGGTTGCATAATTGACTCCTTTAGTTTGAATTGACTGTTAAGTTGATTGCTTATTGTTAAAGAGCGTGAAATGGAAATTTAAGCTGCGTTCTTTTCGGTGTGTGGAAACAACTTCGGAAGATCCGGGCGAATCTGGTATGCCTTCACAACTCCACCAGTAGCCGTAACAATGCTGCCGACATGTTCAGGGGATACCTTTGCTTTGTTGTGAAGCCACTTATAGACGGCCTGCTGTGAAACTTCGCAGGCATCGCCTAGTTTCTTTTGTGAACCAACGATATTGATCGCTGTTTTGATTGCTGGGTTCATAACAACCTCCGTGGTTAATCCGAATCAAGATTAAAACTATGGTTGTTTTTAGTCAACAACCATTTTCGTTTGATGAAATAAAACCTTGGTTGTACATTTGATCTATGAAAACAACACTCTCAGAAAGACTTAAAGAAGCCAGATTAGCGCGAGGCCTTACACAAAAGGCGCTTGGGGATTTGGTCGGGGTTAGCCAGGCTGCTATTCAGAAAATCGAAACAGGGAAAGCTAACCAAACAACTAAAATCGTGGAGATCGCGAACGCTTTGGGTGTGCGCGCAGAATGGTTATCTTCTGGCGTTGGAAATATGTCAGACAGTACAGTGCAACCAATACAATCAACTGTCAGCCATTCCAAATACTTCAAAATTGACGTTCTTGATATAGAAGTCAGTGCCGGGCCAGGTGTAATCAACCGTGAGTTTGTAGAAGTTCTACGCTCGGTTGAGTACTCGTTTGACGATGCTCGTCACATGTTCGATGGCAGGAAGGCGGAAAATATCCGCATCATTAACGTGCGAGGTGACAGCATGTCAGGGACGATCGAACCAGGTGACCTGCTGTTCGTTGATATCACTGTTAAATCTTTCGACGGTGATGGCATCTATGCGTTTCTGTACGACGACACTGCCCATGTAAAACGTCTTCAAATGATGAAGGATAAGCTGCTGGTTATCTCTGATAACAAGAGCTACTCGCCGTGGGACCCGATCGAGAAAGACGAGATGAACCGGGTGTTCATATTCGGTAAGGTCATTGGAAGCATGCCGCAGACGTACAGGAAGCATGGTTAATTTATCTACGACTTAAGGGAGCGAAGGTTAAGGTTTATACCACTCGGATTAGATATTGCACTAAATTCTCTATAAGAACGCCAAATCTGTTTGCATATTTCAGTAAATATTCTCGTTGTTAGCTGAGATTTGTTGCTACTGTCAGCAAAATGTCCCCCTATCTCGTAGCGGTTTTTATTTCGAATCATTATGTTAAGATGTTTCTGATTATAATGAATGGAAACATAAAATGAGAAAAATCCTAATCGCTGCCATGATGGCATCTGTATTGGCTGGGTGTGCTTCTTCAGGCAACCAGCAACTCAAAAATGAAACTGAAATTAGTGTCCAGTCTAAACTTCAGGAAGGTAAAACAACCAAGAATGAGGTTAAATCTTACTTTGGTTCTCCTGATGCTGTTTCATATACTGACAGTGGAAACGAGATCTGGAAGTACGCCTTTGCAAAAGTAAAAGTTAATGGCACCACTTTTATTCCATTCTATGGATTATTCCATAATGGAACGAACGGTACGAAAAAAGAACTTACTATTCTTTTTAACGATGACACGATTAAGAAATACACAATGTCAGAAACCCAAATAAACTCGAAATCAGGTTGGGCTGACTGATAATCATACCCGGCAACCGCGCCGGGTTTTCTTTTCCTCCCCCTCATAACTCATACCGTCCAAAAAACCACCACACCTCACTTCAGTTATCGCTATGCGATGCAAGTCACAAAATAAATCCATCCTAAATACAACCAGTTATATTTAAAACAACCGACAAAACAACTTTTGTTGTTGACGATAAAACAACTATAGTTTTAAATAAATTCATCGCAACGACACAACGATACGGTAACCACCTGTTTCACCGTTGCGATGACCGCTTAGATCCGCAGTTTGAATTTCAGCAGGCTTCGGGGAGTGCGAGGGGTGAAGCGGACGCGTGAACGTCGGTGTGACCAGCTGAAATCAACTCAACACTTCATACCTCAGTCGCTTCAACGAGGCGACTTAGTTATGACAACCGGCGGCCATCCACCGCCTGAATACGCGCAGAAGTCTCTATATGTTCAGCAGCCCAGCTTACGGGCAGGAGTTTTTATGGTTCATCAACATTACGGAACGCAGACCGTTAATCGAGGTGCGGTCATGCCAGGAATGCTGGTCAAACACAAAGATGGTACCTGGACTGCATCAGCTAATTTACGCGGACGGCTTTATCTGCATCGCGGCATCGAGCGCACTTATACCCGTGATTTGCTCGTGGAAGTTTTTCTCGACGGACGCGGTAACGGCCTGAATCGCTAATCCCCTTTCCTGTTTTCCTAATCAGCCTGGCATTTCGCGGGCGATATTTTCACAGCCATTTTCAGGAGTTCAGCCATGAACGCTTATTACATTCAGGATCGTCTTGAGGCTCAGAGCTGGGCGCGTCACTACCAGCAGATCGCCCGTGAAGAGAAAGAGGCAGAACTGGCAGACGACATGGAAAAAGGCCTGCCCCAGCACCTGTTTGAATCGCTATGCATCGATCATTTGCAACGCCACGGGGCCAGCAAAAAAGCCATTACCCGTGCGTTTGATGACGATGTTGAGTTTCAGGAGCGCATGGCAGAACACATCCGGTACATGGTTGAAACCATTGCTCACCACCAGGTTGATATTGATTCAGAGGTATAAAACGGATGAGTACAGCACTCGCAACGCTGGCTGGGAAGCTGGCTGAACGTGTCGGCATGGATTCTGTCGACCCACAGGAACTGATCACCACTCTTCGCCAGACGGCATTTAAAGGTGATGCCAGCGATGCGCAGTTCATCGCATTACTGATCGTTGCCAACCAGTACGGCCTTAATCCGTGGACGAAAGAAATTTACACCTTTCCTGATAAGCAGAATGGCATCGTTCCGGTGGTGGGCGTTGATGGCTGGTCCCGCATCATCAATGAAAACCAGCAGTTTGATGGCATGGACTTTGAGCAGGACAATGAATCCTGTACATGCCGGATTTACCGCAAGGACCGTAATCATCCGATCTGCGTTACCGAGTGGATGGATGAATGCCGCCGCGAACCATTCAAAACCCGCGAAGGCAGAGAAATTACGGGGCCGTGGCAGTCGCATCCCAAACGGATGTTACGGCATAAAGCCATGATTCAGTGTGCCCGTCTGGCCTTCGGATTTGCGGGTATCTATGACAAGGATGAAGCCGAGCGCATTGTCGAAAATACCGCATACACTGCAGAACGTCAGCCGGAACGCGACATCACTCCGGTTAACGATGAAACCATGCAGGAGATTAACACTCTGCTGATTGCCCTGGATAAAACATGGGATGACGACTTATTGCCGCTCTGTTCCCAGATATTTCGCCGCGACATTCGCGCATCGTCAGAACTGACACAGGCCGAAGCAGTGAAAGCTCTTGGATTCCTGAAACAGAAAGCCACTGAGCAGAAGGTGGCTGCATGACACCGGACATTATCCTGCAGCGTACCGGAATCGACGTGAGAGCTGTCGAACAGGGGGATGATGCGTGGCACAAATTACGGCTCGGCGTCATCACCGCTTCAGAAGTTCACAATGTGATAGCAAAACCCCGCTCCGGAAAAAAGTGGCCTGACATGAAAATGTCCTACTTCCACACCCTGCTGGCTGAGGTTTGCACCGGTGTGGCTCCGGAAGTTAATGCTAAGGCGCTGGCATGGGGAAAACAGTACGAGAACGACGCCAGAACTCTGTTTGAATTCACTTCCGGCGTGAATGTTACTGAATCCCCGATCATCTATCGCGACGAAAGTATGCGTACCGCCTGCTCTCCCGATGGTTTATGCAGTGACGGCAATGGCCTTGAGCTGAAATGCCCGTTTACCTCCCGGGATTTCATGAAGTTCCGGCTCGGTGGTTTCGAGGCCATAAAGTCGGCTTACATGGCCCAGGTGCAGTACAGCATGTGGGTGACGCGAAAAGATGCCTGGTACTTTGCCAACTATGACCCGCGTATGAAGCGTGAAGGCCTGCATTATGTCGTGGTTGAGCGGGATGAAAAGTACATGGCGAGTTTTGACGAGATGGTGCCGGAGTTCATCGAAAAAATGGACGAGGCACTGGCTGAAATTGGTTTTGTATTTGGGGAGCAATGGCGATGACGCATCCTCACGATAATATCCGGGTGGGCGCGATCACTTTCGTCTACTCCATTACAAAGCGAGGCTGGGTATTTCCCGGCCTTTCTGTTATCAGAAATCCCCTGAAAGCACAGCGGCTGGCTGAGGAGATAAATAATAAACGGGGAGCTGTATGCACAAAGCATCTCCCGTTGAGTTAAGAACGAGTATCGAGATGGCACATAGCCTCGCTCAAATTGGAGTCAGGTTTGTGCCAATATCAGTAGAAACAGACGAAGAATTTCATACGTTAGCCGCATCCCTTTCACAAAAGCTGGAAATGATGGTGGCGAAAGCAGAAGCAGATGAGAGAGACCAGGTATGACAACCACTGAATGCATTTTTCTGGCAGCGGGCTTCATATTCTGTGTGCTTATGCTTGCCGACATGGGGCTTGTTCAATGACACCTCAGCAAGAAAACGCCCTTCGCAGCATTGCCCGTCAGGCTAATTCTGAAATCAAAAAAGCCAGACAGCAGTTTCCGGATAAAAACGTCGATGACATTTGCCGTAGCGTACTAAAGAAGCACCGCGAAACGGTAACGCTGATGGGATTCACACCGACTCATTTAAGCCTGGCGATCGGCATGTTGAACGGCGTCTTTAAGGAACGGTGAACATGAAAAGCAAAATCATCAGGGAGCTACAGGCTCCTTTTTTATTATTCGCATTCACCCTCAAGCGTATTAACCAACAATTCAGGGATTAATGAAAGATGGCAGACATAATTGATTCAGCATCAGAAATTGAAGAATTACAGCGCAACACAGCAATAAAAATGCGCCGCCTGAACCACCAGGCTATATCTGCCACTCATTGTTGTGAGTGTGGCGATCCGATAGATGAACGAAGACGACTGGCCGTTCAGGGTTGTCGGACTTGTGCCAGTTGCCAGCAAGATCTGGAGCTTATCAGTAAACAGAGAGGTTCGACGTGAGCGAAATTAACTCTCAGGCACTGCGTGAAGCGGCAGAGAAAGCCGGTGAAGATAAGTGGCAGGCTAAAAAAATAAATGGTGATTTTTTCGTTATTCGTCACGGTAGTTATACAAGACAGCATGGCTACACATCGTATCAACCCATTGCGGAGATTGATTGTAAGCCAGTCCGGGATTTTGTTGCCAAGGCTAATCCGGCTACCGTGCTGGAATTACTGGATGAACTGGAAGCAGCAAAAAAGCGCATTGCAGAACTGGAAGCGCGGGAAATACTGCTCCCGGAACGTAGCAGCATGCTTCATCGAACAGATTTTCACGATGATTACCAAACGGTAATGGCATACAAAGTTTCTGAAGTCATCGATGCAATCCGCGCTACTGGCATTCGCATCAAAGGAGAGTGAGATGATTCACTACCACGGTGGGCCTATTACTCCTGATACGTGCGCAATGAGAGCATGGAAAGGGCGACATGCGTTTATCAGTTTTGCGCATTCAGGCCAGATCAATCTCGCGGCTGAATACTGTCAGTCGTTCGCGCTGGACAACGGTGCATTCACCGCCTGGAAAGCAGCTGGCAAAAACAAAATCGACTGGAGCGATTACTACGAGTTTGTTGCTCGCTGGAAGAATCACCCAAGATTCGATTTTGCCATTATCCCGGATGTTATTGATGGCGGAGAGGAGGAAAATGATGCGCTTCTGAATGAGTGGCCTCACGGAAAACTAGCTGGCGTTCCAGTGTGGCACATGAATGAAAGTGACGAGCGATTTATTCATTTGTGCAATGAGTTTCCGCGAGTGGCTATCGGTAGTTGTGGCGACTATGACGTAAAGCGCCCAACTCTTGCGGTAGCCAGAATGAAAGACCTGATTCGTCACATTGTTGATGGGCATGGTCAGCTGGTTACGAAACTACATGGATTGCGCATGTTAAATCCGCTGATATTCACAAAATTACCCTTAGCCAGCGCAGATAGTACGAACGTCGCTCGAAACATCGGTATTGATAAAGCCTGGTCTGGGGCTTATGCACCTGCAAGTAAAGAGACACGCGCAGCATTAATGGTAGAACGGATTGAGGCACACAATAGCCCTGGTTCTCTTGCGTATTGTGAACAACGCGACCGCTTTGAAATGCAATTGCAACTAGCAGTTTAAGGACTAACAAATGACCACTATTACCAAAGAACGTATTGAATTGTTCATTAAAAATCCGCTTGAAAACGGGCTTACTCGTGGCGAACAAATGGAACTGGCACGAATTGCACTGGCATCACTGGGAGCAGAACCTGTAAGCCAAACTTACAACTTGCCAGAATTAATCGAAGGCATGGAGGTTTCCATTGATGTAAGCACTTGTGATGCGGATTTAGGTAATCGCTATTTCGGTACCGTCACCGAGGCGTTAGAACTTGATACTGCCAAGAATGGTTACATCCTCCTGGTTCAGGACGCAGAGCCAAACTTCGATATAAATGGCAATTCTCCGGTAACTCCGGATGGTTGGGTTATAGTGCCGAAGAAACTAACCGCTGAGAACGGCGCTAAGGGTGTGCTATCCGGTGAATTTTCAGAAACTACGTTTATAAGCTGCCCGGAATGCTTTGGTGATGATGATTGCGAAACTTGTGACGGCAGCGGAAGAATCGAAATCAAGGTTCCAGTCAGTTGGACAACTATCAAAACTATTTGGGCTAAAGGGTGTGAGTACTTTTCAATAGTAGCACCGCAGCAAGATGGGTGATGAAAACAAGTATTTATAACTTAAAAGCATTAAAAAATCGCTTATAGATCAAAAGAAATCTACGTCAAATATTACTATATTTCAATGTGTTATAATTACCCCGTCCATAAAATGGGGGGACACAAAATGTTCAAACGCTGCATCACCAAGTGTGGAAGCACACCTGACATCCAAGCTTTTATTAATGAAGATGGTAAGCTTGTTGTTGAGAGGAGTGGTCCTTTTATTAGCAAACAACTTATCATTACCTCTCCAGCGGAGATGGCCGGGGAATGGATAGTTTCTGAACCAGAGGAGTTGCACATCCCGCTTCCTTATGGCCCTCAGGGACTGATTTATAACCGTTATGTTCAGAAGGAGGCGGGTTGACAATGTCAGGCATAACATCGCCGAGAAATCGAAAGAAAAACAGAACAAGGTAAACGTTGACCTTGCAGCATCAGGCATGGAGTACAGAGAGCGCCTTAACATACCTGTTATCACTGAGCAGGTATCATGAGAGCAACCTGAGCACTCACGCGAGTATTTCATGGAGCGCATCAGATACTATCGCGAGCAGTCGTTAAACATGCCCAAGGGAAGCAACCCATGGTATATCGATATGGATGAACAGAACGCCAAGAAGTAAACGCAATTTGAACGAATGCGAACCCGCCGAGTGCGGGTTTTCTTTTATCTGAACTCGCTACGGCGAGTTTTGTTTTATGGCGATGATAAATGCACTTCCGAGTTACAGGTGAATGGAATGGAGAACCATTCAACAGAGTTATCGAAGCCGAGAACATCAGCGACTGCTATAACCACTGGATGCTGTGGGCGCAGATAGCACATGCAGACGTAACCAATATTCGAATTGAAGAACTGAAAGAACACCAAGCCGCCTGATGGCGGTTTTTTCTTGCGTGTAATTGCGGAGACTTTGCGATGTACTTGACACTTCAGGAGTGGAACGCTCGCCAGCGACGCCCAAGAAGCCTTGAAACAATTCGTCGATGGGTGCGCGAATGCAGGATATTCCCTCCTCCGGTTAAGGATGGAAGAGAATATCTGTTCCACGAATCAGCGGTAAAGGTTGACTTAAATCGACCAGTAACAGGTAGCCTTTTGAAGAGGATCAGAAATGGGAAGAAGGCGAAGTCATGAGCGCCGGGATTTACCCCCTAACCTTTATATAAGAAACAATGGATATTACTGCTACAGGGACCCAAGGACGGGTAAAGAGTTTGGATTAGGCCGAGACAGGCGAATCGCAATCACTGAAGCTATACAGGCCAACATTGAGTTATTTTCAGGACACAAACACAAGCCTCTGACAGCGAGAATCAACAGTGATAATTCCGTTACGTTACATTCATGGCTTGATCGCTACGAAAAAATCCTGGCCAGCAGAGGAATCAAGCAGAAGACACTCATAAATTACATGAGCAAAATTAAAGCAATAAGGAGGGGTCTGCCTGATGCTCCACTTGAAGACATCACCACAAAAGAAATTGCGGCAATGCTCAATGGATACATAGACGAGGGCAAGGCGGCGTCAGCCAAGTTAATCAGATCAACACTGAGCGATGCATTCCGAGAGGCAATAGCTGAAGGCCATATAACAACAAACCCTGTCGCTGCCACTCGCGCAGCAAAATCAGAGGTAAGGAGATCAAGACTTACGGCTGACGAATACCTGAAAATTTATCAAGCAGCAGAATCATCACCATGTTGGCTCAGACTTGCAATGGAACTGGCTGTTGTTACCGGGCAACGAGTTGGTGATTTATGCGAAATGAAGTGGTCTGATATCGTAGATGGATATCTTTATGTCGAGCAAAGCAAAACAGGCGTAAAAATTGCCATCCCAACAGCATTGCATGTTGATGCTCTCGGAATATCAATGAAGGAAACACTTGATAAATGCAAAGAGATTCTTGGCGGAGAAACCATAATTGCATCTACTCGTCGCGAACCGCTTTCATCCGGCACAGTATCAAGGTATTTTATGCGCGCACGAAAAGCATCAGGTCTTTCCTTCGAAGGGGATCCGCCTACCTTTCACGAGTTGCGCAGTTTGTCTGCAAGACTCTATGAGAAGCAGATAAGCGATAAGTTTGCTCAACATCTTCTCGGGCATAAGTCGGACACCATGGCATCACAGTATCGTGATGACAGAGGCAGGGAGTGGGACAAAATTGAAATCAAATAATGATTTTATTTTGACTGATAGTGACCTGTTCGTTGCAACAAATTGATAAGCAATGCTTTTTTATAATGCCAACTTAGTATAAAAAAGCAGGCTTCAACGGATTCATTTTTCTATTTCATAGCCCGGAGCAACCTGTGAACACATTTTCAGTTTCCCGTCTGGCGCTGGCATTGGCTTTTGGCGTGACGCTGACCGCCTGTAGCTCAACCCCGCCCGATCAACGTCCTTCTGATCAAACCGCGCCTGGTACCTCTTCTCGCCCGATTCTGTCGGCAAAAGAAGCGCAGAATTTCGATGCTCAACACTATTTTGCATCCCTGACACCAGGTGCTGCAGCGTGGAATCCTTCCCCGATTACCCTGCCTGCGCAACCTGACTTTGTTGTCGGCCCGGCGGGCACTCAAGGTGTAACGCATACCACGATTCAGGCGGCGGTAGATGCGGCAATTATCAAGCGTACCAACAAGCGCCAGTATATTGCCGTGATGCCTGGTGAGTATCAGGGAACGGTATATGTCCCTGCCGCTCCGGGTGGAATTACTCTGTACGGTACAGGTGAAAAACCGATTGATGTGAAGATTGGGCTTTCCCTTGATGGTGGCATGAGCCCTGCCGACTGGCGTCACGACGTCAACCCGCGCGGCAAATATATGCCAGGTAAACCAGCGTGGTATATGTACGATAGCTGCCAGAGCAAACGCAGCGACAGTATCGGTGTTCTCTGCTCTGCGGTCTTCTGGTCACAAAACAATGGCCTGCAACTGCAAAATCTGACCATCGAAAACACGCTGGGCGATAGCGTAGATGCAGGTAACCATCCGGCGGTGGCACTGCGTACTGATGGTGACCAGGTACAGATTAACAACGTTAACATTCTCGGTCGTCAGAACACCTTCTTTGTCACCAACAGCGGTGTGCAGAACCGTCTGGAAACGAATCGTCAGCCGCGTACGCTGGTGACCAACAGCTACATTGAAGGGGATGTGGATATCGTTTCTGGTCGCGGCGCAGTGGTGTTCGATAACACCGAATTCCGCGTGGTGAACTCACGTACTCAGCAAGAAGCGTATGTGTTTGCACCGGCTACGCTGTCCAACATTTACTACGGTTTCCTCGCCGTAAACAGCCGTTTCAATGCTTTCGGTGATGGTGTGGCGCAACTGGGCCGCTCGCTGGATGTTGATGCCAATACCAACGGTCAGGTGGTGATCCGTGATAGCGCCATCAACGAAGGTTTTAACACGGCTAAACCGTGGGCCGATGCGGTGATCTCTAATCGTCCGTTTGCGGGTAATACCGGCAGCGTAGATGATAACGACGAAATACAGCGCAATCTGAATGACACTAACTACAACCGCATGTGGGAATACAATAACCGCGGCGTGGGTAGTAAAGTGGTTGCAGAGGCGAAGAAGTAAGAGCAATTAACTATTTGCCGGATGCGGCGTAAACGCCTTATCCGGCCTACGGTTCGATGCGATTTGTAGGTCGGATAAGATGCGCAAGCATCGCATCCGACAATAAGTGCCGAATGCGACCTACATTCACATGGCGCTTTTTACATCTGACGGTTTTTATTGAAGTTAATCAAACTACCCGCCTTGATAATCTCGCGCTCTTCAGCAGTCAGACTTTCCATATAGAGCGTAATTTCCGTTACCGGCGCATCTTCATGGATCACATAACCTTTAAACGTCGTACCCGGATTATCCAGCGCCGCTTTAATGCCAGGGATGTAAATGTAATCCCCCACTTCAAAGGTTGGTACTTCCGCCATTTGCAGCGGTAACATCCCCCAGTTGATGACGTTAGAACGATAGCGTTTAGTCGCGTACTCCTCGGCAATATTCGCCAGACCGCCAATCACACGCTGGCAGCTCGCCGCCTGTTCACGCGCAGAACCATCGCCTGGTTTCACCGCATAGACCATGCTGCCAATTTCAGTTTGCAGCGGATCAATATGCTCCTGACCAGCAATCTGCTTAATGCGCGCAAACACCTCTGTCAGCTCGCTGACATTCCCCGCCAGACGCTGATTTTCCAGCTCAGCAGTCGCTTTACTTCTGCTAACATAACCGGGATCGCGGCGAGACAGGGTAAACTCCGCCAGACCAATCGGATTTGAACGATAAGAAGAGGTTTCACCGGAAGGAATCAGTTCGTCGGTGGTGGTCACTTCGTCGAGGATCTTCGAGCACACTTTCAGGACGATATTGTCAGTCAGCGCACCCAATTCCGGCCAGTCTTTAATGTTCGGCCCGTAAATCAGCGGTTGCTGAGTTGCCCCTTTCACAAAGCCCTGATAAACACGGTTTTTATACGGCGTTACATCGAAGGCGTACTCCGGCACGTTGTCCCAGCAATCAAGTTCGCTGGCAGAGGTTAAATAGCCACCGTTTGCCGCAGTCGCAGCGATAGAACGAGCGTCCATCAACGCCACCGCTGACATCTGCCCATTAGCTGGCTTAGAGCCTTCGCGGTTCGGGAAGTTACGCGTGGTGTGGCGAATACTCAAACCGTTGTTGATTGGCGTATCGCCCGCGCCAAAGCATGGGCCGCAGAACGCGGTTCTGATGATTGCGCCTGCGCCAAAGCATGGGCCGCAGAACGCGGTTCTGATGATTGCGCCTGCGCCAATCAAATCTGCTACCACACCTTTTTTGGCGAGATCCATAAACACCGGCTGTGTGAACCGCCCCGGGTTTCCTGGAGAGTGTTTTATCTGTGAACTCAGGCTGCCAGATCATCGTTTCCGATGGAAGCATAATAAGCTTTTTCTGC